AATTAACTGCTTGCATTTTCAACTCTTATATTAGAAATTACACAATCTGCAGAAATTACTGTAGAAACAACACTAACTGCATTTTTTAGCGCTGTTTTTGTAACCAAAACCGGATCTAAGGTAATTGACGAAGAATTAGGAGATGACTTAGAGTTAATCCGGCCAGATTGTTTAGGTGAAGTAGTAAAATCTGTGACAGATAGCAGAACTACAGTCCTAACGACTGGCTTATTAAACGAAGATGTCAAAGAAAGAATAAAAGACATCAACGACAAGATAGATAAAGAAAAACAATCTTATATAAAGAAGAGACTGAAGGATAGATTAGCTATTTTATCAGGATCTGTAGGTATTATAAGAGTTGGTGGTAACTCGAAGATAGAGTTAAAAGAAAGAAAAGATAGAGTTGAAGACGCTATATACGCTGTTAAAGCTGCTTTACAAGAAGGTATTGTACCTGGCGGTGGAGTTGCATTAAAAAACGCAGCTGATAATATAAAACCTGAAAACAATGGCGAAAGAGTACTTATAGATGCTATTACGTCACCTTATTTTACAATACTAGAAAATGCAGGCATAGAAGACTGTGGCTGTCATGATGAAGGTATTGGTATTGATGTTATAACAGGTGAAAAAGTAAACATGATCAAGTCTGGTATCGTAGATCCGGTTTTGGTTACAAAAACGGCGCTAAAAAATGCAGTTAGTGTTGTTTCTACAGTAATTTCTGCAGATTGTGTAATTTCTAATATAAGAGTTGAAAATGCAAGCAGTTAATTATTATATAGTAGTTGAGAAAATAAAAGAAGCACCAACAAAAATTGGTGGCTTAGAACTCACAGATGAAATAACAGATAATAGATACAATAAAGGTAAAACTATATCTGTAGGTAATTTAGTACAGGGTGTTAAAAATAATGATATTATCTATTATGACAGACATGCTGGTAATTCTATGCAAAAAGATGATAAAAGTTACCAAATAATAACAGTAAAAGACGTGGTACTGATTGACTAATGCGGTTAACAGCGTCAGATTTAAGAGAAATTCAATTATTTAAGTATTACAGGCTCGTTAGAAAATGGGCTTGTAAAACTTATGACTTAACTGATGCTGATTTAGAACTTTTAGTCTATTTAGATTGCAAATCGCGATTTACACGTAATAATTTTATAGATGGCTCTTACACAATGTCATGGGATAAAAACCGATGGGAGCGATTACGCCGTGAAGGTTGGATCGAAGTGTGGAGACATCGAAACAGAACTACAATCAAATATAGTATATACAAAACCTCATTTAAATGCAGTCAACTTATATCCCGTATATACAGAATCTTATTGGGTGAAGAGGATCTTCCAACTTCAGAAAGAAATATATTTTTTAATAATAAATCATATACTGATAAAGTGTATAATAAAGCTATTGATGATATGATTAAGGACAAAGACAGATAATCATGGGAAAACCAGGACCAAAAGCAATTAATATTTTTCAAAAACTAAAACTAGGTAACAACTCTGTGAAGTCAATGCCTAAGTACAGTACATCACCCGTTAAAAAAGCTTTAAAAGGCAATCAAGACGAATTACCAATGGAATTACAAGCTGCTATTAAAGCTGCACCAGGTAAGAAGTACAAGTCACACGCTAAGCAACAAAAGCTAGTAACTGCAAAAGAAAAAGCAGGTGGTTCTTTTGACAAGCCAGTTGGTACTCCAGCAGGTGCTGAAAAAAGAAAAGCTATAATAGCTAAAGTAAAAAAAGAAGGTGAAGCTAAAATAAGTGCTTCTGCTAAGAAACTTAAAACACCATCTCCTAATAAAATTTTAGGTGCAGTGGCTGGAGCGTTAGGTAAAGCAGTTATAAGCAAAGTAGCAAAAAAAGCAGTAGGTAAAAAGTACAAGAGCCATGCTAAGAAGAAAAAATCAATGGCGTACAAGTTTAAAAGCGATGCTCAAAGAAAAGCGGCTTACGCTAGCGGTTATAAAGGAAAATAGTGGGCTTTAAAATGAAAGGTGCGAATTTTTATAATTCGGATCAAGAAGATACTAATGAAGTTATTAGCTCATTAGATATTATACAAAAAGATTTAGACGAAGGTGTTATGGCCGAAGCGAATCTAGATGGATCAACATACGTAAGTAAAGATGTAGATTTAAATTCGCGTGAAGGTAAAGAAGCCATCGCTCATGAGCAAATACATCACGACCAGATGCAAGGTGGTGATATGTCTTATGACGATGAGTTTGTTTATTGGAAAGGTACTATATACCCAAGAAAAACTATGAACGAAGGATCAAAAGACCTACCATGGGAAAAAGAAGCCTATGAAAAAGAAGGTGATATGTATGATCGAATGTTCACAAACAAATAATTATGCCAGGACTATACGACAAAATAAGAAAAAGTAAAAAGAAAAACTTAGAGCAAGAGTATTTAAACTCTGTTGCTAAGTTTAAAAATGTAAATTCACAATCGGCTTATGGTGGTGGTGAAGCTTTAGCTGATCCCGCTGCTGCAGTAGAAGGTGGTCAAAAAATAAAAGAATCATCTGAGCCAGAAAAAAAGTGTATAGACGGTAAAAACCCTAATACTGGTGAAGATTGTACTGATCCAATAAAAGATGTTACAGAGTCAAGAGATGATATTAATCAAGATCTTGGAGATGAAGAAGGTGGCGGGTTGTTTGGTAAAGTAAAAGGTGGTAGCAAAGTTGGTAACTTTTTAAGAGGTATAGTTGGTAAAAAAAGCTATGAATTAATGGATGCTGCTCCTTTTAAACAAACAGATCCACCAAGTGGCACTGTATCTATAAATAACGAGCTGTATGATTTAGATTACGATGAATCAACAGATGGTACAGGTGATACTTGTCCTCCTGGTTATACAATGAATGCTGACTTGCAATGTGTTCAAGATTCACCAGAAGCTGACGAAGAAAAAGATAATGCTTTTAAAAGTAAGTGTTATAACGAAGATGGTTCAAGAAAACGTGGTGTTCCAGGTTGTTCTTGGGCAGATGAAAATATAGCTGATTCAATACCAGGTGATGATGGTGACGATAGTAATTTAGATTTAGATCCTAGAAAGAAAAAAGAAGAAAAACCAGGTGAAACGTCAAATAACATGGCTTTTGGTAGTCAACTACTAAACAACTGGGGTCAAAACTTATTAGAAGGTAGACAAGAGAGACGTGATAAAAAAGATATTAAAAACGATAAAAGAAGTTTTACTAAAAACGAACAAAAGTTATTTAACGAAGCAAGAAAATCATTAAGAAAAGCTGGTAACTTACCTGGCAGAGGAGATGGTTCTGCTAGAACAGAAGCTATTTATAATGAAATGAATAGATTAAATACACTAGATAAAGATGGTCAAGGAAATGTTGTTAAAGAGGGTGAGGATAATAGAAATATTAAAAGAGACTTTGGTGGTCAAGGTTTTGATGTTGGTGGTGGTAAAATGAATATTAGTGAAATAGCTAGAGATATTAGAACTGGTAGATTATCTTATGATAGTGATGATATACAGAACTTACCTTATGAAGTAAAAGAAAAACTTAGAGATTTATCTGATAATCAAGGTAGATCAGGGGAAAATCAATATAGTGATAAAAAGATTATAGAAACTCCTGAAACTGGTACTGGTAGTTTAGATGCTGATATACCTGAAGCAATTAGAAATCAAGGTAAAGAAGCTATTAAAAAATATCTTGACGAGCAAAAGAAAGGAGCTAACAACTCAAAAATGTTTATGCCAAAAGATGGAGTGTTGAAAAAAGGATTTAAATTAGGTAGAGGTAAACTAAATAGACCAGGGTATTAAAATGAGTGGTGTACTAGCAAAGTTGTTTGGTAAAGCTGGAGGAAGTGTTGTAGATAAACTTGCTGGAGTTGCTGATAGATTTATAAGAACTAAAGATGAAAAAGCAGCGTTTGAGAAAGAGATGACTCAAATAATGATAGATGCCGAAGCTGCAATGCAAAAAAATGTAACCGACAGGTGGAAAGCTGATTTAGAGCACGGAAACTGGTTAACGCGTTCAGTTCGTCCTCTCGTTCTTATATTCCTTATAGTGGCGACCGTGCTCATGGTATTTATAGATAGTGGTTCTATAAACTTTAACGTTGAGGAAAAGTGGACAGATTTACTTCAGCTTGTCCTTATGACCACAATTGGGGCCTATTTCGGAGGTCGAAGTGTTGAAAAATATAAAAAGAATAAATAATGCCTAGAATACAGAATTTACCAAACGATGCGAGTATATCAGCTAACGACAAGTTGCTAGGAACTGATGTCGATGGAACAACAAAAAACTACTTGATAAGTGATGTTACTACTTTTGTAGCTAACAACATGACTACACAATATAAGCACCATCAAAATAATGCGGCGACCACTTGGACGATAACGCATAATTTAGATTTAGAAGATTATTTACCATGTGTGTCTATTAAGTTATCAGGTGGTGGATCTTTTGCAAACATCCAAGCAATGGGTGTTGTGACTTATGTAAATAAAAATCAATTAACAATTTCATTAGCAAATGCTGCTAGTGGATATGCGTACATTAAAAAATAACAAAAACCGCGAGTAGTCTCGCACTTAAACATTAAACAACAAAATTATGGCAATACCTATTTTAAATCACATGGATTTCCAAAAGTCAGCGGAAATCAGAAACGTGAGGCTACACAACCAAGCGGCGAGTGGAGTCACATCACCTGGAGTCGGACAGATAATATACGACAGTGGAACGTTAAAGTTCTATAGTGGAGAAACTAGTGCTTGGGTTGCACTTGGAACCGGAACTGGTTCTGGTACTGTAACCTCAGTAGCAATATCTGGTACCGATGGTATACAGGTTGATTCTGGTTCACCAATTACATCAAATGGTACTATAACATTAGGGTTAAACGCAATAGCTAATAGCAAACTAGCAAACTCTACTGTATCTTACGGTGGTATTAGTTTGTCACTAGGAGGTTCTGACGCTACACCAGCGTTTGATCTTGCAGATGCTACAAACTATCCTACTTCATCATTAACAGGAACAATTAGTAATTCACAACTTGCTGGTTCAATAGCAAACAGTAAATTAGCTAATTCATCAGTTTCATATGGTGGTGTTAGTTTATCATTAGGCGGTAGTGATGCAACTCCTGCTTTTGATCTTGCAGACGCAACTAATTACCCAACGTCATCATTAACTGGTACTATTTCAAACTCACAATTAGCAGGATCAATTGCTAATGGTAAACTTGCTAATAGCTCGATAACTATTAATGGTTCAGCTGTTTCATTAGGTGGTTCGGTAAATACGTTACAACTTGGTACAACAGGTTCTACTGCTCTTGCAGGTAACACAGAGGTTGATAATATGTCAGCCGCGAAGTTTAAAACAAAACTAGAAGCTGCTTTTGCAGGTAACGCTGTTAATATTGGTACAAACGCTGATTCAGTAACAGTACCTGGTAATTTTACAGTTGCTGGTACTACTACTTACAAAGATGAAACAATTCAAATTGTTGAAGATAACACTTTAGCATTTAGAGCTGGTGATGGTAATAATCATGAAATAAAACTTACCGCTGCTGATGCATCATCTGATAAAACAATAACATTACCAAACTTATCTGGTCATGTGCCTCTTATGGCTTCAGCTGTAGGTGGAACAATATCTGCATCACCTACTGAAATAAATCAGTTAGATGGTGTAAGTGTTGGTGGTACTGGTTCAGGTGATATCGCAACTATTGACGGTACTCAAACACTTAGCAATAAAACACTAACTACAACTCAAATTACTGAAATATCTAACTTAACCGCTACTGAAGGTGCTCAGTTAGAAAATATTAACTCAGTAACAATTAGTAACGCACAATGGGGTTATTTAGGTGCTGCTACCGCTTTTGGTGGTAGTTTACTGGATGACGCTGATGCTGCTGCTGGTAGATCAACATTAGGTGTTGATGCCGCTGGTACTGATAACTCAACTAACGTAACATTAGTAACTACATCACACGATTACTTATCAATATCTGGTCAAGCAATAACTTTAGCCGCTATTGATCTTACAGCTGATGTAACTGGTGACTTACCAATATCTGAAGGTGGTACTGGTCAATCTACTGCTTCCGCAGCGTTTGGCGCTTTAAAACAAGCTGCTACAACTTCAGCAACTGGTGTTGTTGAACTTGCTACGGCTTCTGAAGTTAAAGCTGGTTCAGGTGCTGGTAAAGTTGTAGATGCAACACAAGTAGGTGCTAGATCAAAAGTTGCAACAATAGATGTTTCTAATGCAACATTTGCTTCAAACCTATATGCTGAAATTCAGCATGATCTTGCAACTGAAGATGTAATTGTCCAACTGTTTGATTCAAGTACAAAAGAAACTGTTTATGCTGATATTGCTAGAACAGATAAATCTAACTCTGCATCAACAAGTAAAATTAAGGTTACTTTTGCTGCAGCGCCAAGCAACGATATTGAAGTTATTATAACTTCTACAGCGGGTGCAGGTGCTGGAACAGTAGTTTACTCTTAATAAATAATTAAAATATAGGCGGTGCGTAAGCACCGTCTTTATTAATTTAATCATAATAATATGGCTATATTTCATCATATAATACAACCTTCTGTTACGGTTACTCATTCAAGTAATACTCACACAGTAGATTTAGACAAACCAGGTAATAATTATTTAGTGTCAATTAATAGTGGCGCTGCCAATGTTATTGCTTTTAGTAATCTAGATGCTTCAAGGGTTGGTAAATCTGGTAATATTATTCTTCAAAACCCAGCAAACGTAAGTAATACAACTATAGCTATGGATCCAGGCGACGCCTATACTCCAGGTGGAAGTACTATAAACTTTAACTTAACAGCATCCGCTACAGCTATAATATCATATTATGTTTACGCATCGAATAAGATACTTTTAAACTATGTAGGTAAGTTTCAATTATTACCTCAACCTTAATATAATAGCATGAGGTGGTTGTGGAATAGAATAGATTTCTGGAATACTACTACTACGTTTAACACGAGTAGGAGTACTAATAGGTTGACTAGCACGTCTAGATCGACCAATACTACATTTAGTACTAGTAGAACGACTACATTTTCTACATCTAAACCAACTAGCACTGTAGTACAAACAGCTAGAAATACTACAACTGTATATAATACTACTAGAACAACTAACACCACAATATCAACCTCAAAGTCAACTACGACACAATACAATACTACTAGAAATACAACAGTATCAACTGATAGGCCAACTAGTACTGTAGTTAGCACGAGTAGATCAACTAATACCACATATGGTACTAGTAAATCTACAACTACAGCTTACAACACTACAAAATCAACAGTAACAGCTTATAACACATCAACTGTAACTAGTTTTGGTACAACAGTACCTACAAGTATAAACACATCGACTGTTTATAACACAACTAGATCAACATTAACTACATTTTCAACAAGTAGATCCACCCAAACAACATATGCAACGAGTAGAAACACTACATATTCAACAAGTAGAATAACTACTAGAACTATAGGTACGAGTAGAACTACTCAAACTGTATATAACACTGTTGTATCAACAAGTAGAATAACTAACACAATAACTATAACTGCGTTTAATACATCGTTCGTTACAGCTTATAATACTTCTACGTCAACATTAACGAGTAGAACTACTACAGTTAGCACTAGTAGACTAACTAGTACTGTCGTGAGCACGTCTAGGACAACTTCTAAGGCAACATCTACTGTTTACAATACTAGTACAACAACATCTAAAAGTACTGCAAGAGACACTACTACAGTTTACAATACAACGTTTAGTACTTTTGTTAGAAACACTATTAATACGTTAATAACGGCTTACAACACAACAACAGCCACTACAACTACATTTAATACGACAAGATCGACACTTACGTCGTTTAATACTACTTATGCTACTAGCAGAAACACAACAGAAAGTAGAAACACAACAACAACGTATACAACTTCTACAGTTTTTAATACCAGTACAGTTACTCAAACAAGTAGAGTAACAACTTACGGTACGTCAAGATCTACAACAACAACATTTGCTACATCTAGAAATACAACTGAAAGTAGAAATACTGTTACAGTATATACAACTAATACAGTTTATAACACAACAACTTCTACAACAACTACGTTTAACACAACAACGTTAACGTCGTTTAATACTATAACTACTTTTTCAACAAGTAAGAATACAGCTACATCTAGAGCAACTACTGTTTCAACTAGTAGATCAACTCAAACAACTTACGGTACGTCAAGAATTACTACCACAAGTAGGGCAACTACAACTATTTATATAACTAATACAGTTTATAATACAACTACGTTGACTACTTTTAATACTACAACTACTTTTGCTACGACTAGAGGCACTGCCACTACTTACGCTACTAGTAGAAGCACGGTAACTATATACTCAACTAGTAGAAATACAACTGAAAGTAGATCAACAACAACATCTAGATCTACTCTCACGGTATATAATACTAGTACAACTACTACTTTTAATACACATTATAACACTAGTACAACAACTGTATTTACGACAAGCACTGTGGTTAGTACAACTAGATCAACATTAACAGCTAGATCTACAAACACAATATATACAACAAGTACTACGTACCTTACAACTAGATATACTGAGTTTAATACTAGTTACAATACTGTTAAATCAACAAGTAGAGGAACTGCAACATCTAGAAGTACTGCTACATCTAGGTCAACAACAACTGCTTACACAACTGTATTTAATACTAGTAGAAACACTGGTGAAAGTAGAAACACAACTACTACATACAATACGTCTAAAAACACTGGCGAAAGTAGAAGTACTACGACTATATACGGAACAGCTACAACTACTACATTTAATACAACATTTGGTACATCTAGAGGTACTAGTCATGGAACAGCTACAGCTACAACTACTACGTTTAGTACTAAATATAATACATCTAGAACTACTACATTTAACACTAGTACAACAACAACAACAACGTACAGTAGTTCATTTAATACATCATTTAACACTAGTAGAAATACGTTAACAGCTAGATCTACAACAACAACTCATACTTACGGTACTTCAAGAAATACAACTACTCATTACAATACCACTCAAGTATTACCAAGTAGAGGAAGAACGAACTCTACTGCGTTCCCATCATCAAACTGTAATAACAGTACGTTCGTAACAATATACATATTGAAAAACAACTCAAGCTCTAGTGCAACCGTTGAAGTTAATGATAACTTATATACAAACTCAAGTGGTTCATCATCTCTAAGTGGAGGTAACTACGGTATATCTCAGAACAATGGTGGTAACGCTGTGAAAGTAGCAACAGTATCAGCATACGGTGGTCTAGTAACTGCAGTTCATAATTGTAACAGTGGCGGTGGCGGTAGAGGCGGCGGCGGCGGCGGTAGTGATCCAGGTGGTGGTGGTGGTATAGATCCATAATGGGTTTTCAAGAAGAATACCAGGACACAAGCTTAGAGTTTGATCACGACAAGATAGTATTTTTTGAATCTAGTCGTGGTCGTGTTTGGCAAGTGATGATGCGTTGGGAAACACCTATAATGAACAAAATAGCCGAGCTATGTGTTAATGAAGGTGATCATGTTTTAGAATGTGGTTTTGGCATGGGAATACTGTCAGATGCTATACAGGCAAGAAAACCATCATCACACACGATATGTGAGAACCATAAAGATATAATACCAAGATTAAGGTCTTGGGCTAAAAATAAATCTAATGTTATATTACACGAAGATAAGTGGATAAATGTAAAAGATAGTGAGTATAGTGTAATATTAATAGATACATACGCAGATGATGATTTGCCAAAATTTAAACAGTTTTGTGAAGCTAAAATGAACAAGGGTTTAGTCAGCTGGTGGAATCACTCTGGTAAAGAAAATATGGGTTGGGACGATGTTAAGTTTTATGATGTTAACATTAAACCACCTAAAAACGCATATTATAATAATTCAATTTATAAAATACCAATTAAAGAACTATGATAGATGAAAGTTTAATAACAGAGTATGATGGAAATAACTTTACGATAAGTAAGGAGGACTGGGTTGTCAATACTGACGGTAGTACTCAAGAAGTTTCTGTTATACAATATAAAAATAGAGTAACTGCCGGTGGTGCTGAAAACTGGGAGCCATGCTTGTCTGCATATTTCAACGATTGTGAAGGGTGTAATGCTAATACTTGTTTTGATAATATAACTTATGGTGATGTTTTAGTTATTAGTTTAGGTTTAGGTTCAATACCTGAATATATACAAAGAAATAAAAACTACACAAGTATTGATGTTATTGAAGAAGATCAACAGTTGATTGATCACGTAGATTGGTTACATAATGATATAAATGTAATAAAAGTAGATGATTTTGAAACATATCAAAATTCTAAAAAATACGATTTAATTATAATAGAGTGCTACGGTGACGTAAGTGAATTTAATTCATCTGGCACAATGAGAGTAAACTATACGCCTCAATTAAAAGATGATGATAGTATAATTATTTGTCCATTCATTAATTTAACATATAGAAATGCCTAATACTAGTACCGCCACGGTTACTAGTTTTAATACTAGTACCGCTTTTTCTACAATTACTCAATATTCTACTGCCACAACGTTCAGTACGAGTAGGAATACTAGTGTGACTACAAATAGAGGTACAACTGAAACATCAGCTACTAGTAGAACCACTACTTTCAACACTGATAGAAATACAACTAGAAGTACTAACACAACAACAACAACTTCTTATACTACATACTTTAACACTAGTAGAGAATCTGGTAGAGCAACTGATGAAAATACTAGTAAATCAACTACAACTGCATATACTACTTCTACTGTTTATAATACAACAAAATCTACACTTACATCATATACTACTTCTACTGTTTATAATACAACTAGAGGAACAGATAAGTCTACCATAACTATTTACGGTACCACAACAACGTTTAATACTACTACTGTATTTAACACTACTTATAACACCTCTACTTTAACAGGTAGAAATACAACTTTTAATACTTCTAAAAATACATTAGAACAAAGAAGTACCACTACAATATATTCTACTACAACTACTTTTAATACTAGTACGCTTACTTCTACTAGTAGAGTAACTTCATATGCTACTCAAAGATCTACGTCTAGAACTACAACTATTTCTACGTCTAAAAATACAACCACAACTTTTACAACTACTACTATATATACTACTAGTACAGTATTTTTAACAGAAAAGTCAACTACAACAGCGTTTAACACCAGTACAACTACTGTTACTACGTTTAATACCACTAGATCTACATCTACTAATAGAAATACAACTTATGCTACTAGCAGGAACACAACTGAGTCAAGAAGTACTATAACTATATTTTCTACGCAAACGTATTTTAATACTTCTACTAATACAACTACTGTATTTAATACTACTACTACAACAGTATTTAATACACTAACAACTTTTAACACAACTAGAAGTACTGGAACGTCAAGAAATACTACAATATCTACAGAAAGACAAACTAACACTACTTACGCTACTAATAGAAACACTACTGAGTCAAGAAATACAACGACTACTTACACTACTAGTACTACGTTTAATACATCAACATTAACTGTAACTGCTTTTAACACTAGTACAACAACTGTTTTCAGTACAACAACTACATTTAGCACAAGTAGAAATACAACAGAACAAAGAAGCACTACCACTGTATATACAACTACTACTACGTTTAATACAAGTACTCTTACTTCAAAAAATACAACTACTACGTTTAATACAACTAGAAGTACTAATACTACGTATGGAACATTTAGAAACACGTTACAGACTGATCAAATATATAGAAACACAAGTAGATCAACAAATACTATAACTATAACTGCTTATACAACGTCTTTTACAACAAGTTTTTCTACAAGTAAAAATACAACAACGTCTTTCACGACAACTTACAACACAAGTACTAATACAACCACTACGTTTAACACTAGTACAACAACTGTATTTAGTACCACAACAGCTTACAACACTAGTACAACAACAACTAGAGGAACTGCTAAAGATACTACGACTATATATACGACTACGTTTAATACTAGTACACAAACGCAAACAACAACAATAACAGCGTTCAATACATCTACAACGTATACAACTACGTTTAATACTAGTACTACTACAACTTTTAATACAGCTACAGCTACAATAACAGCTTTTAACACAAGTACTGAAACTATTACCACGTTTGCTACTAGCACAACAACGTTAACTGTTTATAACACCACAACAGCAACAAGTAGAACAACTTTGTATAATACTAGTACAAGTACTGTAACTACATTTAATACTAGTACAAATACTATAACTGCTTACAATACAACTACTGCTACAGTTACTACATTTAACACGAGCACGAACACGTCAACCGTATTTAATACTACTACATTGACTACATTTGTAACCTCGACGTCTACAACAACTGTTTACAATACTGTAACTGCAACTGTAACCACTTTTGAAACTAGTACAGATACAGCAACTATTTTTAATACAAGTACTAATACAATAACAACGTTTAATACTAGCACTGTTACAGCTTTTAATACGACTACAGCTACTGTTACTACATTCACAACAACGACTACGTTTAACACTACGTTTAACACTACTAGATCAACTAACACAAACTGGTACGATGGTAGTGGTGATAACTTTGGTCAACTTGGTGACGCACCTTTCACTGGTGGTAGGTAGAAAAGCGTAAAAACGTGTAACTATTATAATACTAATAAATTAAATTTAATTATATGGAAATGTTTAATAAAAAAGAGTTAGACTCAAGAATAGGTCCACTCAAAAAAAGCAAAAGTTTATACGACTTAGAGCAAGTAGAAGGTTACTTCAGAAGACGTTGTGCTGAGATCGGTATTGAATGTGCTTACGATGTTATGGCAGAAGAAATGCCATATTTTAAAACACTCGGTTATACTGAGTATGCTGGTAATTTTTACATACAACCTTTAAATTACAAGTTAAGAAACGAGCAAATGATAGAGTCATGGTATGATAAGGAAGAACTTGGTTACCCAACTGTTGATTATGCTTCTTATCTTATTGACAAGGTTGTTAAAAATGATAGTAATAAATATACAGACAGGGATGATGTTACATCAAAATACGAAGCTAAAGATAATTTAGTTGTTTTACCTGGTTCTAATAAAGTTAGAGAAAATGTATGTTTAAATAAACTAAAGTGGATTAAAAAAGAACATGGAGATAATGTGTACTTTAAGCCGCATCCAATAACAACACATCAAATTATTGGTGAGTTAAAAGATTTTTTTGGTGAAGAGTGTATACTACCAAGAAACGCAGATATGTATTACTTTTTACAAAAAGCTAAAAACGTATATACAACACACATAAGTGAAAGTGCTGTTTACGCGGCTGTTTTAGGTAAAGCGATACAACCAATTGATGTTTGGAATAATATACAAAGAGGATCTTTTTATTGTATAAATAATCATGTTTTTAGAAATCAAGTACAAGCAAAAAAGTTTATTAATTTTTGTTTCTCAAGTTACAAGTCAGGTATTATAAATCCTGAAGTTGATAAAAACTGGAAGAAAAAAATAGATGATTATTTAGAGTGGATAATGTTTAAAAGAGAAACGTATAAAAACTGGTACTTAGCATCAGAAGTAAAAAAGAAGTAAAAAGCGTGACAATTGCGTAATAATATAAAAGTAAACTAAAATTAAATAAAATGGCAAAAAAAGCAACAAAAATAACAAAAGACGAATTAAAAAGTATTCAAGATAAAGTAGGTCAAATAAATAACTTACAAATGCAAATAGGTGGGTTAACTGTTCAACAAAGCAAAGCTGTTGAAATGTTAGGAAGCTTGCAAACAGAATTAAATGTAATACAAACTTCATTAGAAAGCAAATACGGTAAAGTATCTGTTAATATTCAAGATGGTAGTTTGAAAGAAATACCTGAAGAAAATGGATCACTTAATTAGAAAAATAAGCATAGGTAAAGACTATAAGAACGATGCCATGCATTATGCTGTTGGTCAAGAAGTGTATGGAGGTCATACTATTGAACATATAATCGAAGAAGAAACTAAGTTTAGTATATTGATAAAGAAAGCGGATGAAGTACTTCCTTGGAAAGACTTTAACAAGAACATGGCAATATCTGTAGAATATAACCTTGAATATTAATGAAGACAGTATTTAATTATATTGTAAAACCATTAAACGAAAAAAGATACCAAAACACACTACCTGTCGGTGACAAAGAGTTAATAGTTAATACTGATAACTTTGACCACAGGTATGTGAATAGGTTTGCTAAAGTTGTTGGAATACCAGCTAATATTGAAACACCAATAAAAAAAGGAGACATTGTTGTAGTACATCACAATGTTTTTAGAAGGTGGAAAGATATGAAAGGTATAGAAAAAAACAGTAAGTCATATTATAAAGATGATATGTGGTTTGTTGAGAACGATCAGATATTTTTATATAAAAGATATTGTTGCTGGGTTGCAAACGATACTTTTTGTTTTGTAAAGCCAATAAAAGCAAAAGATCCATTAAGCGTAGAAAAAACAGAACCTTTAATAGGTTTTATGTCTTATCCTGATAAAAAACTACAAGACGCTGGTATAAAAGCAGGTGATCTAGTAGGTTTTAAACCAAATACTGAATATGAGTTTGTTATAGATGGCGAACTATATTATAGAATATTCAGTAACTCAATTACAATTAAATATGAACATAAAGGAGACGAAGAAGAATATAATCCAAGCTGGGCAAAAGGCAGTTGAGGAATTAATTAAGGTTGCTAAGGAACCTATTGTTGATAGTGATGATGATATATCTGCGGATAGATTAAAAAATGCTGCAGCCACAAAAAAGCTAGCTATATTCGATGCTTTTGAAATATTGACTAGAATACAAGAAGAAGAAGCTATATTAAATGATAAACCTGTAGAAAAGAAAGAAAGTACTTTTAAAGGTTTTGCTGAAAGAAGATCTAGATAATGGCTTACCAACAAGATTTAATAAAGGTTGTTGAACCTATTAAGATAAATACTATAAAAAGGCTTAATAAGAAAAAAGCTTGGCAATACGGTTATAACAAAGAACATGATATTGTTGTAATTAGTAAAACAGGTCAAATAGGTGAGATATATGAAATACAAAACTTTCAAATAGCTTTACCACCAGAACCTAAAAAAGTACATAGGTTTGATAGTGACAAATGGGAGATAACTAATCAACCAAAAGCATTACAAAGAATTAAAACTATATTTGACTGGAGAGAATATCCAGGTGATTTTAAAAATCAGTATGTAGATTATATAGACGAAGAGTTTAAGCGAAGAGAAGAAGGGTTTTGGTATTACAGCAAAGGTGTACCAATTTATATTACCGGTACTCATTATATGTATTTACAATGGAGTAAAATTGATGTAGGTAATCCTGATTTTAGAGAAGCTAATAGGTTGTTTTATATATTTTGGGAAGGTTGCAAAGCAGATAAACGATGCTACGGTATGTGCTATCTTAAAAATAGACGATCTGGTTTTTCGTTTATGGCTTCAGGTGAATTAGTAAACCAAGCTACAATATCAAGTGATGCTAGGTTTGGTATATTATCAAAAACTGGTCCTGACGCAAAGAAGATGTTTACTGACAAGGTTGTACCAATATCAGTTAACTATCCTTTCTTTTTTAAACCGATTCAAGATGGTATGGATCGACCTAAAACAGAATTAGCATATAGAGTGCCAGCTAGTAAGTTAACTAGAAGAAAAATTGAAGCTGGTAGTAATGATAATGACTTACAAGGACTAGATACAACTATTGACTGGAAAAACACTGGTGATAATAGTTATGATGGTGAAAAGCTTAAACTACTAGCACACGATGAAAGTGGTAAATGGGAAAGACCAAACAATATATTAAATAACTGGAGGG